CTATCGTATACAACGTGCTCCAGAGCGCAGAGTATTCTATATCGACGTAGGTAATATGCCCAGCCACTTGGCCATGAGTTTTGTTGAGCGTGTTAAAAACGAAGTTAATCAGCGTAGAATTCCCAGTACCACAGGTGGTGGACAAAGTGTAGTCGATGCCGGTTATAACCCACTTAGTATCAACGAAGATTACTTCTTCCCGCAAACAGCGGAAGGCAGAGGTAGTAAAGTTGAGATATTACAAGGTGGGCAGAACCTAGGAGAGATTGATGATCTTAAGTATTTTACTAATAAGTTGTTTAGGGCTTTACGCATTCCTAGCAGTTATCTACCTACTGGTTCCGACGACGGTGGATCTAACTTTAATGATGGTAGAGTTGGAACAGCCTACATCCAAGAACTACGATTCAACAAGTACTGTGAACGTCTCCAAAGTTTAATGAACGAGCCATTTGACACTGAGTTTAAGTTATACTTACACAGCAATGGTATCAATGTTGACAGCAATATTTTTGATATAAAATTCAATCCTCCACAGAACTTTGCCAGCTACAGACAGGCAGAAATGGACACTGCCCGTGTTAATACGTTCAACACCATGATGGCTATTCCCTATGTTAGTAAACGATTTGCCATGGAAAGATTCTTAGGGTTGACCAGAGAAGAAATCGCAGAAAACGAAACTCTATGGAAAGAAGAAAATATCGCAGATGAAGCTACATTAAATGCCAGTGGAGAACTTCGTGGAGCAGGAATTACTGCCAATAACATATCTGGTGATCTAAGTTCCTTAGGCACAACCACAGCACCGCCGCCTCCAGAAGCAGGAGCACAGCCTGCCGAAGGTGGAGGAGCCGAAGCTGCCTCCCCAACTCCACCTCCTGCCGCATAAATAGTTTTATGTTTTTAAGAGAATTCATTTATTTTGATCGAGATCATGCAGACATGCAGGACGATAACAGGTATCTAAGCAAGCAAGATACCACTGTATTGAAGCGCACCGATCTACGTAAAACTCGATTGACTCTAAGAATGATCAATGATATTCGTCGTGCCGCAGAAGCACACGATAAAGAAAAACAGCAGGAATTAGGGTTAATCAAAAAAATGTACGCAGCACCTCCGCCGGAAGCTGCTGCTGCTTAATAACTGATAGTTTAATATTTTTTGTTAAAAACTAAATATTTTTAACAAAAATCAACAAAACAGATTAAAAATCTGTGTCATTTTGGTCAAAACGGCTCGTTTTAGGCCTATTTTACATGCGTATTGCATCTAGGTTGTAAATACAACACAGCCTTGCCGCGCAATCTAATTAAGGAGAAATACGCAATGTCTACAAAGTTTGAACAACTGTTAGATTTACTAGTTAATGAAGAAATGGATAAAGCCAATGAGCTTTTCCATGAAATCGTTGTAGAAAAATCAAGAGATATCTATGAGAATTTAATCGCTGAAGAATCAGCCGAAGAAGAAATGGATGAAGCATCTGAAGAAGATGACGAGTCCGTTGAAGAAGCATCTGAAGAAGATGACGAGTCCGTTGAAGAAAACATGGATCTAGAAGATTCCTACAGCATGGAAGCTGACGACGAAGGTGACATGGGCGGCGACGCTACTGACGACCTAGGCAGCGATGTTGGTATGGGTGACATGGGCGGTGACGAAGAAGGTCACGAAGCCAGTGAAGATTCCGCAATCATGGACATCAAGAACGCCATCGAAGAACTAGAAGCAGCTTTTGCTGAACTACAACAAGCTCAAGGCGGCGAAGAAGCTGACATGGGTTTCGGCGGTGAAGAAGAGCCAGCCGATGACGAAGACGAAGGTATGATGATGGGCATGCACGAAGGTCGTCGCATGACACGTGAATATGTTGAGAAAGTTGGCAACGACTGGGACAAAAACAGCCAAAAGACCGACGGTGACTATGCCGGCGCGGGTACTGGTGAGAAAATGAGCAAGCCAGTAAATGGCAAAAGCCCAGTAAGTTCTGGTAAAGGTAAGCCAACCACAGGTGCTACCGCTGGCAATATTGCTAGAGGTGATACAGGCGAAGGCAACAATGTAGGTACAACTCCAACTGGTAAAACAGGTGGTGTAGTTAAGCCAGCACAAGATATGAAAACAGGTAATGGCAACGTTCCTGGTGGAAAAATGGGTGTTAAGAATCTAAGCAAAGTAGGTTCTGGATATCCTAACAATAACAAGACTCCAGGTCCAGTAGGTTCTGGTACAGGTGACAAAGCAGGTCAAACTAGTGTTGCTGCTTCTAAGCCATTGTTAAAAAATCTATAATTAGAGCAACTAGATGAAACTAGCTTATCTAAGAGAACACCTAAGTTTTGATCAATCCGGCATCGTTATGGAGTCGGATGACAAGGATGGCAAAAGTCTTTACTTAAAAGGCATTGCTATCCAAGGTGGTATTCGCAACGCTAATCAACGTGTCTACCCAGTAGATGAAATTGAACGTGCTGTGAAAACACTTAACGATCAAATACAAAATGGGTACTCTGTATTAGGTGAAGTAGACCATCCAGATGATCTAAAAGTGAATTTGGACCGTGTATCCCATATGATTACTCAGATGTGGATGGAGGGTCCTAATGGTTATGGTAAGATGAAAATTTTGCCAACACCGATGGGAAACCTAGTTCGTACTATGCTTGAAAGCGGAGTAAAACTTGGCGTTAGTAGTCGTGGTAGCGGAAACGTCAACGACATGAACGGCCATGTATCTGATTTTGAGATTATTACTGTGGACGTGGTTGCTCAACCCAGTGCGCCTGGTGCTTATCCTACTCCAGTTTATGAGCATTTAATGAATGCTCGTGGTGGAATGAGAGCATTTACAGTAGCACAAGAAGTAAAAGAAGATCCAAAGGCCCAGAAATATTTGAAGGAATCACTCCTACAAATTATTAAAGGTCTAAAATAAGCCCGAGGAGAAAACAATGTTGGACGCATTCAAACAATTAGTAGAGTCAGGTGTGATGACAGAAGACGTTAAGTCTGTTATTGAGTCTGCCTTTGCTGAAAAAATTAAAGAGAATCGCGACCAGGTTACCGCAGAACTTCGTGAAGAGTTTGCACAAAAATACAGTCATGACAAGACTGTTATGGTTGAAGCAATTGACAAGATGTTAGGCGATAGATTGGCCGTAGAAATGGCCGAATTGTACAATGACAAAAAGGCTCTAGCCGAAGCAAAAGTAGCGTACCGAACACGTATCGCTGAAGATGCTAAAAAACTAGAAGGATTTGTTATCAAGCAATTAGGTAAAGAGTTGGTTGAATTCCAAGGAGACCGTAAGAAAGTTTCTGAGAATTTCAGCAAGTTAGAGAGTTTTGTAGTACATGCTCTAGCTAAAGAGATCAGTGAATTTGCTGTAGACAAGCGTGACCTAGCCGAAACCAAAGTTAAGTTAGTACGTGAAGCTAAAAGCAAGTTTGAAGATATTAAGCAGACATTCATCAAGCGCAGCGCTCAAGTAGTTGAAACCGCAGTCACTAAAAAATTAACATCTGAAATCAAGCAATTGAAAGAAGATATTGATAGTGCTCGTAACAACGAATTTGGACGTAAGTTATATGAAGCGTTTGCGCAAGAGTTTGCCGGTTCCTTCCTAAATGAGAAGTCTGAAACAAGTAAATTGTTAAAGATCATCGCTAAAAAAGATCAAGAACTAGCAGAAGCACAACAAACTGTAGCAGAAAAAGCAAATCTAGTAGAATCTGTACAACGCGATCTTCGTGTTACCAAAGATTTGATGGAACGCAAAGCCGCTATGAGTGAGTTGCTAGCACCGTTGGATGCTAGTAAGAGAGATATCATGAAAGAACTTCTAGAGTCTGTACAGACTAAGAAACTTAATGAAGCTTTTGACAAATACCTACCAGCAGTGATGGAAGGACAATCACGTAAGCCAGCCGAGAAAAAGGTCATGCTAAGTGAAGGTTCTGAAGTAACTGGAAATCGTGAAACAAAGCCAGAGGTAGGCTTAGACAATATATTAGATATCCGCAAACTCGCGGGTCTAAAATAATTATTTCAAGGAGACAATTAAAATGTCACAATTATTAAATGAAAGATGGTCAGAGACCAAAGAAGCTCTGCTTGAAGGCCTAACTGGAAACCGTCGTGCATCTATGAACGTATGTTTAGAGAATACACGTCGCAGTTTGTCTGAAAGCGCAACTGCTGGTGCAACCAGCGCCGGTAACGTAGCAACACTTAACCGTGTTATTCTACCAGTTATCCGTCGTGTTATGCCTACAGTTATTGCCAACGAAATCATCGGCGTTCAGCCAATGACTGGTCCAGTTGGTCAAATCCACACT